CGCCACGCTCTGCTGAGCGCCGAACCGGAGTTGACACGACAGCACACGACCGCCGCACTTATCTTGCACGGGGTCAGTCGTCGGTACATCCTGGTCCGTAAAATAGACGGCGCCGCTGTACTGGCAGTAGGGGCCCCGATAACCGCCGATGTAAAGCCAGGGGCAAACGCTGGCCTGAATGGACCGCCGCGGCAACTGCAAACCGTCCAGCGCCATGTGACCAGACAGTTCAAACTCTACAACGTCCGGCCCTTCACTCGATTTCTGTTGAATGAACCAGACTTCCGGCGCGTATTCCTGCGTCGGGTCCGCGGTCGGTTGCCCGTCCAGATATTTGCCGAACGTTTCGTGAATCGTGATCTGTGCCCCGACCATATCTTGCAGGTTGATGCACAACGACGAGATGAATCCTGGAACCGGTTTGCCGTCGGCGTCCACACCGATGTTGCCGACGCGTAGCGTGGGCGCCGGCTGTTGAACGTCACCCGTGCGGCCAAGTCCTTCAGCTTCCACTGCCCACGGGGTGTAGACCTTCGCTTGAAACGTGATGGTCGATAGTTGCGCATACGGATGAAAGCGCAGCACATCGCCGCCGATGGACGTGAGATCGAGTTCGAACAGCAGAACCCGATCGCCGGGTTCTAACCGCTGGGCGTCAGCAATAACAGTCATGCGCTCACCAATACAGAAACAGAGATTGAAGGAGCGTTTTCAAACGGCCCGTCGGACAGCAACAACGTTCCTTTGGACCGATGCGCCTTGAGCGTAATGAGCGTGGCCGTCACGCTTACGATCTCAGGCAAGTACAACTGGTTGCCGTTCCACGATGCCACCGGCATCACCTGCGGCGGTTTCGCGTAACCCGTCAGCGCAATCGTACCGATGAACGTGGTCGCGTTGACCGTCGTGGACATGATGATCGGCAAGCCGGTGAGATCCGCGAACTTGCCGGTCTTTGCCACGGTTGCCAAGTCACCCGGTTGAACCGCGGTAGCAGCTTTGGCCGTAGCCGCATCCGCCGCCGTCTTCGCAGCAGCTGCAATACCAGCCGCATCGGTTGCAGATGCGGTCGCCGTATTGGCTTTGGACATTGCAGCACTTGCGGTGCTGTTGGCCGTTGCTGCAACATTCGCCGCTTGGGTCGCGGTTGTGCTGGCGCTTGCCGCCGTCGATGCCGTGGCGACCACGGTGGTCGGAATGTTCATCGCCGGCGTAGGCAAGATCGTTCCGTCACTGACGCCGCTAAGTGTCGCAAAGCTATACGTCACGGATTCCGGATTGTTCGAAGCCAGGATTTGCGCCTTGAACTGGTTGTACAGCACGCGAATGGCCGACGCTTGGTTCGTCAAGGCAACTTGGAACGCTTGCATCTGATCGGCCGTCACCGGAACGTTGACGTTCGGCGTGTCGTTTGTACGCAGGTAATAACCGGTGGGCGGCGTGGCCGATGATCCGATTGCTTGCGCCGATCCGTTGACCAGAACACGCGACGTAAGATCGGTTTGAAACACGTACGATTTGCCGTTGATGACGTACGACATACCGCCGTTCATCGCAGCATCGCGAGCAATCCGCAACGCAGCCACGGCTTGATTTTGACGCCACGCGAGCGAACCGTTTGGATCATTCGCGGCGATCACGGCTTGCAGCTTGACGACTTGTGCGTCTGTGGCGCCATTGCGGATGAACGTACCGTCATCAGTGTTCACTACAAGCGGCGATCCCACTAGGCCAGCCGCCGAGTATTCATCAGGAAAGGAAGGACCAAGTTTTTTATCTGACATAGCTCACCCGAAGTATTTGACGCTGTAGTTTGCCGAAATGGTGGTATTCACTGCGGAAGGGCTCACGAATCCCCGTAGTTGCATCGTGTGATAACCTTCTGCCAACTTGACGGAGTGAGATCCACCAACTGATCCGTATAAGGTCGCGCTTGCGGAAAGAATGGTGGCTTCTGCAACGGCGGAGTTATCAACGGATAGGTACGTATATTGGGCATAATTGCCCGGCGTCGAGCCGTACCCTTGCCATCCAATTTCAACGGCTTCATCACCCCATACGAGAAAATCAATGCTCGTAGATATTTGAGCGATGGTGGTGTTAGCAAATGTCGAGCTAGTCAGATTGCTGGCGCTTACCTTAGGCACGCGGCAATACCAACTTATAACCAGCCGCTCCACGAAGCTCGGGCCGGCTCCGGTGACGATTTTCCCCACCAAAGTGCGCGTAGGATCACCGCTTTTTATCCATACGCCGTCGCTGTTACGGGCGCGAGCCGTTGCCGAAATCTCAAGCGCTAAAGCGCTGCCATTTTTATAGACGTATACGTTGTACCCACTCGAAGCCGTCAATCCGGTGGCCGCGATAGTAATGTCTGCTGTCAGTCGTTCCAGTCGGCCGTTGATCATCACTAGATTGTTAAGCATGGGTCGCAATGCCAATTGCGACGCGCTAACAAAAACCAGTTGCAGTCCGCACATGCCGTACTGGACCATCTCATAACGGCTCGTCGTGGTATTCCACGACATAACGCCTACGCCAAGTACTTCGATGTCACTACCGCGGTTCGTCGTGGGAATGGCGTTAGCCGCGAACCATGGCAAAGCGTTAGCCGTGCCCGACGAAATCAAGCCGTCGACTTCAGCCTTCGAATACACGCTCAATGCGGTACGCGCATCGGCGTTGTTCGTAGCCAGCCCGGACACCATACGACCATCGGTGTAGTACAGGTTCGTGCCTTCGGGAACATTCGTGGTCGTGCCAACGTCAGCAATCAAGCCAACATACCCGCTACCGGTCCAGCGATACATGCGGTTGTTTCGACCGCCTGCATCGGTTAGCACGACGTAAATTTTCCCGGATACGCCTGGGTTGGGCAGAGCGGCAAACGTGCCGTATTCTTCTACGTCGTCATACTTCGGGTTCATCTGCGAATCGGGCACGTACCCCGTATTCACATCGAGCGATGCTACGCCACCCGCCGCACCGACCTGGCTGGCAAGCACGCGCGTTTGAATGTCAGCGTTGAGCGCGTCTTCGTTGGCGTTCACTTTGATGAACGCATTACGCAGGAAATCGCCGGTACCGTCATTTGGCGCCGCGCCTACGTTGATGTCAGTGATATTAGCCATTACGGTTTAAACGCCTCAGTGAACGTGAGCGACAGAGAGAACACATCAGCGCCCGACGGATTTAACGAATAGGTCTTGACCTTGTAGTACCGCGGTTCGTCAGACAACGGTGGCGTCCACAGGAATGCGCGATACCCTTGGTGAATCTTGATGAAGTTCAGGATCGGCGCAATCGTGGGCGACTTGCCAACAAACATTAGATTCCAGTTCTGCGACTCAGTATGCAAGCCGTTGCCTGCTTCCTGTGCATAGCCGTCGCCGAACTGCGCGGTCAACGTGCTGAACGTGCCGTCCGCGCTGGACTGCGTTGAGGGGCACCAAACGAAGGTGTCGTAGACGATAGCCATTACGGGTTCACCATTCCGTTATTTGCTTTCCACAACGTGCCGCCTTGGCGCAACGAACGAATCTGCTGCGTCTGGATCTCGTTACGCACGAGTTCACCGACGAGCTTACCCATCGACTTGTATTGATCCGCCCCTGACGTGCTGACCTGACCGGTGGACGACACGTTGACCTCAACGTTCACGTTTCCTGTAGTCGACGTAAGCCCCGCGATCGGTCCGGACGGCATTCCTGCGGCGCCGCCTTGCGAATAGCCGTTCAGTGATTGCAGAAAGCCGAGCCCCAAGCGGTCGACCGCATCGGCGTTGATCACGTACTCGCCTTTGTGGACGTAGCCTGCTACATCGGTTTTAGCGCCGTCGCCGGTATACCCGCCCGTGGCAAACGCATACATTAGCGAACTGCCTGCACTTCCCCAGTCGGCACTTATTGCAGTGGACGATACCGTCGACGCGGTAGCCGTGGGCGTCGAACCAAACAGTGACCCGAATACCGAGCCAAGCAAGCCACCGATCTGTTTCGTGTTGCCATAGTCACCGAACAAATACTGACCGATGTTGGCAGCTGCGGCTTGCGTTGCCATCTTCGTTAGCATTTGCAGAAACGCTGTACCAATGTCATCAAAGTTACCGGTCAACACGTCGTACAACGTGTCGCCCAAGGAATCCTGGATGTTGCGCGCGGCTTGCAACGCGAACTGTGTCATCTGGTCCGTCGAGCCCTGCCACACCTTGGACAATTCCTTGGCTTTTTTCTGGCTTTCATCGAATGACTTTTCCTGATCGGCGATCAAATCTTGGGCCGCAGCCAGACCAAGCGCGTAATTCTGCTGCGCCGGGTTGTCGAACTTGATCCCACCACTGTCGATCTTGGCTTGCAGTTCGGCGTACTTAGTTTGAAGCTTACCCATGCCGTCAAGCTGTTCCTGCATGGACTTGACCAAACGTTCGCCGTCGGTGACTTTAGACTTCGTGACCGCAGCTGATACGCCGGCCGACGTGCGCAATGCGTCATCAGTATTCTGCAACCCCTTCGTCATCATCAGAAAATAGTTCTGATTCGTCTGCTGGGTCAGCGTCTGCGCCCAATTCAATTGGACCTTGGCCGCGTCATATCCGGCCTTGGCCGAATCGGCAAGGCTGTAGATCGGCGCGTTCGTCTGCTTATCACCACCACCGATTTTGTCGAATTGAATAAACCCCGTCAGCTTGTTCAAGCTGTCGATTTGGTTGTTAACCCATCCCGTCACCGCGTTGCCTGCGCTGTTCAACGCGTTCGAAAAATAGTTCTTGATGTTGTCGGCAACAGCTGACAAGACGCGGTCGATCGCACCGAACGAACCGGTGAACACTTCAACAAGGGTATCGATCTCTTTCGCCGTGGCGACCACGAAGTCGGTAAATCGCGCAGGCTTGAACGCGTCCGCGATCGCCGACGTGAGCGCGGGAAAATCACGCTCTGCGGCATCCCGGACGCGGCCAAAGAACCCGCTCAACGCATCCCACACGTCGTTAACCACCGTTTTGAGGGTCTGCAACGGTTCGACGATGCTGTTTATGTTCACGCCGCCGATGGCCTGCGCAATAGCATCCAAGGCGTTCGCCAGACCGTTGGAAACACCCAGTGCTTTATCGCCTTCACCCACAAATCGAGTGAGCGCCGTTTGCAGGTCTTCGAACGCCTGCGGCAGCGTTATCTGACGAGTCGCGAACAGCTGGTCCACTTCGGCAGATACGTTACGCAGAGCTTTGATCACATCCGCCGATGTGAGCTTGCCAGCCGCACCCAGCGCCCGCAGACTGCCGACGCTGATGTTCATGCCTTTGGCGATCGCGGTGGCCAGGGCGGGCAACTGCTCCAACACTGAGTTAAGTTCGTCGCCGCGCAAGGTGCCGGACGCTAGCGCCTGGCCGAACTGAACCAGACCTGCACGCGCGGATTCTGCCGACGCGCCGGACAACGCCACGGCCTTAGCCACAGTAGTCGTCAGCTGCGACACGTCATTGAGTTTCAAACCCAACGCACCCGCGTTTTGTGCGAACCGTTGGAACACTTCGGCCACGCTTTCGACGCTCTGTGATGTCTGCAATGCGATTTTGAATACGCTGTCGGTGGCGTCACCGAGTTGCGTGGTACTCGTGGTCACGAGCTTCAAACGGTTCTGCAGGTCCGTAAACGCAGTGGCGTAATCGAACACCTGTTTGGCGCCGAACGCCAGGCCGAAAGCACCGGCTAAGCTACCCAAGCTGGAAATCAAACCGGGGATAGACGCAGAGATGCCTGTGATCGTGGCTTGTACGGGTTGCAGGCCGGATTGCATCTGCCGCCCGGCCTGTTGCGTCACTGACGCGGCCGTACGCATGTTCTGCGTAAAACCTCCCAGCGATGCGACCAGGTTAAGAGTTAGAGTTCCGAGACTTGACGCCATTTTTCTTCCCGTGTGATTGCTTGGCGATCATCGCGAACGCTTCCTCTACGGTCGCTTCACGATTGTGATTCGGATGATGCGGCATTAAGTCTTCAAGCTTGGCGTCTTTCGCGCCGTTCGCTTTCGCGATCATCCACGCGATCAACGCCGTCCCTTGCTCTAACCTCCAACCCCAGTCAAGTGAGCCGCGGCGTTTGACGTATACACACCACCGACGAAACTCACGTTGCGTCAGGTTTTGCTTTGCTTCCTCGATTGTCCGACCGCCGATACCGTGCGCGACGAGTTCGTGCCAGATTTCCGCGGTCGAGTCGAGTTTTTTTCGGCTTGCTCCGTGGTTTCTTGCGGGATCACGACGCCGTCGATCGCCTTGATGATCGCAGCCAGAAGCGAAGGTTTCATCTTGACGGCCACGGCGAGCGGAATGATTTCCGGTTCCCCGCCCGTTTCGTCCGGTGCGAATCGCGCCAGACGGTGGACGCGACGGGCCAACATCGACGCGTTGTCGTCCGTTTCTTTCAACGCCCACGCGATGAACTCGCTATCGGCCGCGCTCATCTCTTTCTTGACGATGACGAAAAAAGCAAACGCCTTGCCGTCGTCATTCGTCCAAGACACCGGCCGTTTTTCGTAGCCGGTTTGGACGTAGCCGCCCTGTTCAAGCAGGTCTTGAAGCTTCATTAGCTGGTCGCCTTCGGGATGAGTTGCGGTTCCCCGGAAACCTGAATGCCGACGGTCGAGGCAACCACGGCGTTCAGGGCGAACGTGAAGGGGAACGAGTTCATGAAACCTTCAAACGCGATCCAAGAACGCGCGGCCGGGAAGTCGAACACGTAATCACCTTCGCTGTCCGTGGTCACGGTCGGCGCCAGACCCTGCGGACCGTCCGCCCAACCGATCGCCCATTGCAGAGTGGTTCCGGCCGTCTTCAGTTGATGCAGGCGAACGTGTACGGGATTCGACGGGTCAACGTTGATGCCGAACGTCGCGCTCCCCGGCGTTGCCAGACCCGCGACATACTCGCGTGCCGCCGAATTCAAGCAGGTCGTTTCGATCTGGTCAATCGTGGTGTCGATACCGTCAATCGAGGTAACGCAACCGATGTCAAGCACCTCGCCCGTGTCCGGGTCGATGGTGTACATATCACTGCCCTGAACTTTCACAGCCATGGCGATTTCTCCGTTAGGCGCTCGTGCGCGGGTTAAGCCACTCAATCAACAGCACGAAGCGCCAAAGCTTCGTTTCGTTATCCTGCCCCAGCGCTCGCCACGT